CATAACATACTTATGATGCCATTTATCATATATACCAGTATAGTAGTAGGTTAATACTACCTTTTTATTTTTCACGGCTGTAGCCTCCTTCTAAAGTTAAATTGTTAAGCTTACCACTATTATACCACAAAAGTAACTATTTGCTTTTTAGGTATTCTATATCTTTAGCCATCACAGCTAGTGCTTTACTATTTTCAGCAAACTTTTCAGCATACCCATTATGAGCATCTACCTTCTTCTCTAAGTTAGTTATCTTTTCCTCTATATTATCTAATCTATCACTCTGCCTCTGTTCTCTTTGGGCATTCTTTATCTCTTGCTCTTGGTTGCCTTTTCTCACAGCTAAGTAGGCTGCCGTAACACTAGCTACAGCAGTTATGATAGTTCCTAATAGTTGTAACAGCATATTGTCCATAACCTAATTATAACGCATATATAACCAAAAAGCCACCCTCGCAGTTGGTAGGTGGCTTTTTAGACATATAAGCTCTCAACTTATTTTTTAAGAAAGGATACGCATACACTCATATCCCGAAGGTCATATCTTTGTAAGCTTTTCTAGGTGTATCTAATTGCCCACATCTCTATACTATCATACCATAAGCTAAAAGTCAATAGGTTTTCGCATAAGTTTTTTCTGGTTTATTCTCTCATAAATCTCCATCACCTTATTTTCAGCATCTTCAGCTCCATAACATACATACCCTTCTATCCCAGCTAGCTCATACTTCTTGCCCCATTCCTTTTGGGATTGGGAGACCGTAGAGAGGCTTTTCTTAGCTCTTTTCATCTCAATCTTTATTAGCTCATAGCCTCCTATACTATCATCTAAGTCCAGCACAGGTATATATACATCATAGTCCCAGTATCCAGCACTCACCCCCATTCTTTTAAGTTTCTTCCCTCTAATTATTGCAGCTTTAGTCTGGCTCTTGCTCTCATTGGGGATATGAGTATGAGGTATATTAAACTGTTCTAGCCAGTTATGAAAGACCTCACACTCTATATCCTCAATCGGGCATTCTACCTTAGCCATCACACTCCTCCATACATAATACATAGAAGGAGATATTGCCTATAATCAGGTTCTGGAAGAATGTTAAGGTTTCTCTAGCATCTTTATCTTCAACTACTACTTCTAGCTTAATTTTTTTCATTTCCCCACCTTTTATTTGCAGCCTTCTTAGCTATTTCTCTTCTTTTAATCTCAGACATTTTGCTAAAGCCTTTAGGGACTTTGGCAAGCCCCCCTCGCCTACCAGCCTCCTTAAAACTAACCTTTACCTTTTGCACAGGTGTTTCAATATAATCTACTTTAATTTTCATTATCTTTCTCCTCATTAAGTTTCGCTAATAATTCGCCCAGCCCCCTAATTCTATTACCACAATCTAGTTTAGCATCACATCTCATAGCCCAGCACCTTCCTCACATTCTTAAAACTCTTATACCTTCTTTCTGTAGCACTCATAGAAGGTTTTATCAAGCCTTCAGAGATAAGTTTTCTCCTAGTTCTAGTGATAGTTTCAGGGTTCGGCATACTTCTAAGGTTTTGTAGCAGGGTTTTAGAGTTATCCCAGCCATATGCCTTCCACACCTCCGAGATAAGTAAAGCATCATCATCAGCTACCTTTTCATTCTTAAAGTAAGCCATTCTGATAACATATCTCATATCTTTTGAGTTTATACCTCCAGCACTCATTTTATTCTCCTATCTTCATCATTACATTTTGTTCTATCCAGTTATTGGCCTCTTCAAAGCTACTAACTTCACAGGACTTAGTAAAGCCAGCCTCTTCAAAGTTTTGGTAGGCATCAGCATCATCTCCATAGAACATATAGTTTATCTCACTATCTGACCTACGGAACAATGCCCAAGCTATAATTTTACCCCCTTGCATCTTTATTCCCCATTCAGTAGGGAAGTAGTATGCTGTGATACTTAGGGATTTTCTATTCATTTTTGGCATAATACCTTTTCTCCTTTCTCGTTATTGGTTATGCTTACTCTTCCATTTTATCAGAAGGCTTATGGCTTGTCAAGCTTTTTCCTACAGCCTGGACCATAAATAGCCCATTCCCCCCAAAACCAGCTACTGCCCCCTCTTCATCTTTCAGCTTAAAGATAGCATACGGCTGTTTGTCATTATCCCTAAAGACTACTACCCCTTTTTCATCAAGCATCTCATCTAGTTCTTTAGAGATATATAATAAATTATCACCCATCTTTGCTCCTTAAAATCCTGCTAGCTCATCTAGCTTCTTCACATCATCATCGGCCATCTTTAGTATTAAAGCTTCAAAGGCTTTAATCTCTCGTATTTGGCCTTCAACATCAGCCCTCTTCACTGGGAATACCTGTAGCTCCAGCCCTGGGATAAGGTCGGTGCCAACTACCCAGTATAGAGTTTCCAAATCCTCGTTAATCATAAAGTATTTCACGATTTGAGGCATATACTCACTAGGTATCTCATTAGTTTTCCAAATCTCCAGCACATTAGCAGAGCTAAGAGCTTTAATCTCTACAGCCTCTCGGACTTTACCATCTTTATCAGTAATAGTCCTATCGGGGCTAATATAAGAGTTAGGGTTATCATCATCTACCCAGACCACACTCTCAGCATCAAGCTTCTTCTTATATTTCTTCGCAAAAGCTTCAGCAATCTCAGGCTCAAGGATATGGCCTCTAGCCATCATAGAAAATGGTTCGCCATTCAGTCTATCAGCATAATCATTCGGAGTAAGTGGTCTAGCAACTCTTTCAGCCAGCATCTCATAGTAGCGTTTCTTCGGTCTCCCCATCAGCTTCAGCTCAGCCAGCTCTTCAGGCTCAAGTAGTGCGGCTAATTCAGGAATAGTCTGGTGTTTCTTATCAGGTATCTCTCGGCTAGTCTTAATCAGCTTATCTAAGATGACATTCTTAAGAGGCATACCAGCCACCCAGAGGTCTTTAAGCTCAGAGCCTCCAGACTTCCCCTTCCTAAACTCTTCCCACTCTTCAGTATTCTGTTGTAATTTTAATACCTTCATATTTATTCCTCCTCCAAAGCTAACTTCATAGCTTCTTTAAGTTTAATTAGTCCTTCAATAGCTTGAGCTTCCTTAGGCATCTTATTCCAGACCTTCCTTAATTCATCTAGGGTCTTAGCACTACCCAGCTCCTTCTCCCAATCTACTTCTTCAGGAGCATATAGGTTAGTATAAGCCACAGCATCTTTACGGTTAAGGTCTCTACCAAAGAGCTTCCCTAAGTGTTCTGCAGCATCTTTAATCGCAAAGCTTTTTGCAGCAGGTGCTCCAGTAGCCACAGCATCATTTTTAATATGAGATAAGTCTGCAGCACTAAAACCTTTATCGGTTTTCAACGGAACAGCCCCTACACCATCGTGGTAGCTCCATTCCTTAGTAACAGGGTTCAGATAGTGTAGCCTCACAGTGCAACAGATACTCTGAGCTAGTTGGCTAATACTTAAAATCTCTACCCTCCACTGCTGGAATATCATATCCAGCATAGTTTCTACCTTATCTATAGGGAGATAAACTACTCCCTGGGCAAATGGGTGGTTCTTAATCCAAGCCTTATTAGGGTTCTGGTTAAGAACACCCTTCAGCTCGCCCATCTTCTCAAAGGTTACAGGGCTATTTCCCCCAGTATCCACTAGCTTTACTAAATCTTTACTCGTTGCCATTTTCTTTCTCCTCTCTCCACTCTTCAAAGGTGGGGTTAATAAAGTTACCTAATTCTTCCTGCGTTTCTACGAAATCGGAGTATTCAGTCCAATCATCTTCAAGTTCTCCAGCCATCTCTACTAGGTCGTTAAACTCACTTTCTTTACTAAGTAGCCACCTAGCATCTTCTACATTATTCTTAATATCATAGCCAGCATTCTCTATGACTTCTAATAGACTAACACTCATTTAGTATTCCCCCCTTCTAGCCTCTTCAGTCTCTCTATATTCTTCTACAGCACCATCATCTCTCTCATAAATCTCATCTACCAGTTCATCTTCTAGTTTAGCTATGAGCCTTTTAGCAATCTCTTCAGCTCCATCAAACTCTGGGTCTTGGCAGTAGCTATCCACTTCTTCAGCTACAAATTCAACAAGCCCATCAGAGTAGATGTCAGAGACTTCGTGGTATCTATCCTCAATATCATAGTGCCTATCTATAATCTTATTTTTAAGGTCTAGGGCTTTGATAAGCTCATCATCACTCATAGACCATACAGGCTTTACTACTCGGACAGCTACTTCAGTAGCTCCAGTAGATTTATCAGTTACTTTTATTTTCATAGGTTCTCCTTTCTCGTTTTATTCCCTACATCTCTATATTATCACAGGCTTATGGCATAGTCAAGCGATTTTCCGAAGATTTTTAGACTTTTTTTAGTCTCGTTTTCCACAAGCACAAAAAAGAGGTAGCCAGAACTGCGAGGTTAAGGCTACCTTTAGCGGAGTTATTTTTAATATAGTTTTTATTTTTAGTCGGTCTCACTTAAGCATAAGACCATAAGAGGTTAATTGGGAGGTAAATGTCTAGGCTAATCCGACACCTAGACTACCTAATTGTAGCAAGGTGCGATAGCCTATAACTATCCATAATAATTATATCACAGCTTTATTCCAGTTGTAAAATGCCTGCTCATATTCTTCTTGGGTTTCATAATCAGACATCTTTGGCCTTTTCCCATTAGTATTGAGTATAGCTTTTCCTGGCTCAGGTTCTGGTAGTGGTTCAGGCTCAGGTTCAGGCTCTTTTTTAGCATCTAGCTTAAAGAGACCTTTTTTAGATAAGTAGGCTAGTTTCTTAGGGTTATCCAGCACTACATATATTCTTCTCATAGCCGAGTTATTATTTACGAACTCTATAAACACATACTTCATATCACTAAGCTTTTTCAGACCTCTCTTAATCGTGCTCTCATCTAGCCCAGTCATCTCAGCTAGCTTATCATTACTTTGAAAACATACTCCCTTCTTAAATAGGCTCAAGTAGCAGTAGAGTATCTTCTCAGAGCTAGTTAGGTTTTTATCTTGTAGTATTTCTATTGGCATTATTACAAAGGATATGCCAGTTCCTTCGCCATTCTCGTTCTTCATTTTACCTCCTTTTATTTTTAGTTGGCATCTTGATTATACCATAAGCCCATTCGGTGTCAAGTTTAATTTTTGGCAAGCAAAAGCCCCTTTTTAGCTTTTGCGTAGCCAAAATTACTATTCTCTTCTTTATTTTCTTTATTCTATGTAGCTCATTTTGACCTACCTCACCTCTATTTGGAGGTAGCTCATTTTGACCTACCCATAGCTCATTTTGACCTACCCAACCATAGTTTTCCACAACTTTTTCCACAATTTCACGGTTATTCACAAAGTTTTACTTATTTGGTATAATAAGAACGAGGCTAGAACTCCTTTCTCGTTCTTGGAACTAGCCTCTTTTTTATTCATATGGTATAATAGGCATAACAATACTAATAAGCGAGAAAGGAGCAAAATGCTTTTAGAAAATATAGAACTCAAGCCTAATAAAATACTTGTTCAGCCTACTCAAGAGGCTACTTCCTCATTTTCCACCGAGCAGAAAAGATATGACCGAAAAGCAGTGGCCATAGTAAAGGGAGTATCAAGTTATAACACTAACATCAAAGTCGGAGCCAAAGTTATCTTTGATGACAGCAACAGCATAGACTTTTCCCTAGATGGAGTGGCCCTCTCAATTATCGGACCAGAAAACATAGTAGCATTTATAAAGGAGGATAAGTAATGGGCAAACCATCACTAAATAGAGCCTGTATCACAGGAGAAGAATTAGACAAAGGCATAGAGCAAGGTATTAAAACCCTATACGAAGTAGCCAAGACAGCTTACGGTTGTAAGGGAGGTAATGTGATGATAGAACACCGAGCCTCAGCCCCTACAATCAGCCACGATGGTGTATCTAACCTAGAAGAGCTAGAAGTAGAAGATGCAATCCAAGATATGGCCATCAAAGTAGTAAAGCAATCCTCCAGAAGGACTAACGAGACTGCAGGAGATGGAACTACCCTATCAGCAATTTTATCAGCTCACCTCTATTGGTGGGCTATTGACAAAATCAAAGAAGGTGCTAGCAGGGTAGAAGTAGCTAAAAAGATAGAAGGCTATGTCCCCATCATTCTAGATTATATAGACAAAAAGACCACCAAAAAGCTCACACCAGAGCTATTAAAGGGAGCTTGTATCATCTCAGCAGGAGATGAAGGTTTAGGCGAGCTCATCTATGATGTGGTATCAGAGGTCGGAGAGTTCGGAGGCATCAATGTCTCTTATGTGGGGTCTCTCGGAGTATCCACTAATATAGTCAAGGGTATGTATATCCCATCAGGATACGAAGATGCAAAGCTAATCAACGACTTAGATGGCAACAGGTCAGTTCTAGAGAATACCCCAGTTATTATCCTCAGCTCCACCATCACTCGCCAAGATGAGATTATCCCACTCCTAGAGAATATCCGAACTCATAATTACCAAAAAGCAGTATTCTTCGCAGACATAGCTGGAGATGCCCTCAGGGTATTAGAGCTAAACCGTAACTTTGATGCTTGCGTAGTCAAGCCACAGAGTAACAGCTACGAGGTTCTTCTAAAAGATGTAGCACTCTATACAGGTGGTAAAGTATATTCAGGCAATCCATCAGAATATAAACTCCAAGAGTTCGCAGGTATGGCTGATAGTATCACCATCACTCAGAGAGAGACCACCATTCTCGGAGGCAAGGGAGACCCTAAAGAGATAGATAAAGTAGTCAAAGACCTCAAGGATAAACTAGCTAAGGCAGAGCCTCAGGATAGAGCCTTCCTAGAGGGTCGTATAGCTCGCCTAACAGCGAATGTAGCCACCATTTATGTAGGAGGAGCATCAGCAGTAGAGAGAGGCGAAGTAAAGCTCAGAGTAGATGATGCAGTCTGTGCTGCTAAATCAGCCCTAGCAGGAGGAGTAGTAGCAGGTGGAGGGGTTTGCCTAAGAGACATCTCCGAAGAGCTAAATATCCCTTATCTTAAAAAACCTTACCTAGACCTCCTAGAAAACTCTGGCCTCCAGCCAGATGACTTCGCAGAAAATGTGGGATACAATCTTAAAACAGGGGTAGCAGACAATATGCTCAATCTCCATATCATAGACCCAGCAATAGTAATCAGAGAGGCAGTTATAAACAGCCACTCAGTAATATCAAAACTAATAACTACCCAGATGGCTCTGGTATATAAGGATAGAGAATGGAACTACCAATAATCATTTTACTAGCTTTAATACTAATCACCCAAGTTCTGCTGTGCTGGGTAATAATCAGCATAGAGAGATGGCTAGCAATCCTAACAGGGATAGAACCAGAAGAAGAAGAGGAGAAGGCTAAGGTTACAGACCCCTTCACTAAGCCTAAGGAGATATACTCCAGCACCTCACATATCGTAGTCCCTAAGACACCTACAGAGATACGCAATCAAAACTTTAAGAAGATAAAGGAGGGTATAGAATATGGGGATATTAGTAGGGGGTAAATACTACAAAAACCCAAAAGATGCTCCTATCCAGCATCAGGCAGTAGTAGGCTCTCAGCTCCAATCATATAACCTAGAGAGCCAAGCTAAAAAGCACGATATGGACCTTATACAGCCATATCTCCCAGATGGTAGCCAAAACCCAGAGTTTATCAAGTATTATCCTAAAGAGGCAAAAGAATACGGAATGGAGGAACTATGAGTTGGATACCTGGACTAATAATTATAATCGCTATATCTTGGATAATAGCCGAGATAATAGACCCTAAAGGAGGAGGGAACACCCAATTATGAGTAAAAAATATCATCTAGACCAAAATAATGTAGCTTTTCTACATTGTATAAACTCAGCATTTGCAGGCTTATATACCTGGGCAGAGTTACTAAAAGAAAATGGCAAAAAAATCCCTAAGAAGAGGCTAATAGAGGCTTTTCAGGATATTATAGCCCAGACTAACACAGCAATCTCTTCAGAATACATCAGGGGAGAGCTTATCAAGAAGGGAGTTCTAGAGAACGGAGATGATACTGGCCTTTGCACCTTTGACCCATCAGTAGATAATGAGAACTCAGAGGCAGAGGTCTTTACCCAGCAAGAGCTTAATGACATTCGGCTACAACAGCACGAGCCTACTTGGAAGAATGCTGTTAAAGGTCGCTAACAGCCTCTCTAAGCCATTTTAGACTAAAAAACCACCAACTTACCATTGGTGGCTTTTAGTAGCTCCTAGAGCCTACAGGAAGTCCAAATAACGACCATTCTTATAGACACTCCAAGCATTATAGCCCTGCCCAGTCCAGATTTTATGAGCACACTCATAATAATCTCCAGTTTCACACCACTCTCGGCCTGGTAGGATACGGACTTGTAAAGTTCCTACAGAATATCCATAAGTGCGACCATTCTGAGTATAAGTTAAAGTCGTATCTCCAACAGCCTCAGGGTTACAATGGCTCTCAGCTTGGGATATAGCTACCATAGTGCTAATGTCCCAGTCAGACCATCTAGACACTTCAGCTCTGACCATTTCACAAGGCTCTACTGGTTGGACTGGCTCAGTAGAGCCATCTATTTTTCCACTTCAGAGGTCTCAGCAACAGGCTCAGGGGCATTACTACCTACTTGCACCTGGACTACATTATTAGGGATAGAAGTTTTAGTCCAGTAAGCTCCTATCATAGTCCCTAGACCAAAGGCAATAGCCATAAGGATAAGGGAGATGATAATTGCAGTTTTCCTAGTTTCTTTAATCTTAGTTCGGACTACATAATCAGCAAGCCCAACAGGGTCAGACTTGATAATTTTCATATCCTCTTCAGTTAATAGTTTATATTGCTTTTTATCTTGCTTTGTCATATTATTCCTTTCTCGTTTAGTTAATGACATTTTGAGTATAGCATACCATAAGCTTTTTGTCAATACCATAAGCCCAAAAAAGCCCCCCATCAGAGAGGCTAATTTGGTTTCTAGGTGGCTATACTAGGCTGATACAGCATCAGGGCTTTGAAGAAGAACCCAGCCATATTTGCCAGAGGCAATAGCGACCATAGGAGTTCCCTGAGCTTTGCCAGATGAGACAGCCCCACCACAGAAGTTAGGGGTATTCGTATCTACACCAGCGAGGGTATCCGTAGTCTTTACACCTTTTACTACACCATAGATATAGGTAGCATCTTCGGTAGCACTCTCAATAGGAGCGACTACAACATTGCTTTGAGCATCGGTAATCTTAATCAAAGCACCTTCAACATCAGCACCTTTTACATTCGTGATGATAGTTGGAGAAGTAGCAGAGATTTTGACTTTACCTTCACCATCTTGGATGACAGTGCCGATAGCAAGCGAACCTACTTTATAAGTAGTGCCAGCAGTTAAATCGGCAGTAGCTTTGACATAAGCAAAGGTTTTGCCATCATCAGTAGTGATAGTTTTACCTAATTTATATTTAGGAGCATCATCTACATCATAGACACCACCTTCAACTAGTTGTGCATTTGCATCGTAGTTCATACTTTTTCCTTTCCTTATTTAGTTAATTTTAATAGCTAGCAGTTGTAATACCAGTAATTTTACCTTGTCGGCGAGGAGCACGACAGATATAGTTACCCATCACAATCAAAGCACCAATTTCACCAAATTGGTTAATCGGAGCCATAAAGTCCTTAAGCTGGAGGAAGGAAGGTTGCTTAATATCAGCATCTGCACCTTCAGTCTTTTCTGGGTTAGAAGAGACTTGCTTGAGGTCTTTAGAGATAAGTCGGCGGAACTCAAGGTAGCGTTCATTGAGCCAGAAGAATACACCAGAGGTGCATTTATCATCAGCTACAACAGGGCGACCACGGAAGGAGATAGCATTAAAGCCTGCAGCTCCTTTAAGTTCTGCAGCTGGGATAGAAGTTCCCATTGGAGTTTTACCAGAGACTTTATTGTAACCAGCAATAGAAGTGGTTTCATAGTTAGCGTGGATTTTTGTGCCGAGGATTTTTTCAAACAAATCCCAAACAGCTTGGGTAGTGATACCCATAGTTGGAGCCTCATTTGCAGCACCTGCAGCAGAGACAGCACTAAACTCAGCACCAACGAGGTCAAGAGTTAAAGCACCCATACTTGCAGCAGTAACATCTGCAGCATTACCAGCTACGGTTCTAGCAAGACCACCATAGTTAGAGGTTGCAGTCCCATCATCAACGATAAGACCAAGACCTTCAATATCTTTGCCATTGCCCATACCATAAAGCAAATCACCGATAGCTTGGGTCATAGAGATTTTAGCCTCATCAAGACGGTCAGTCAAGAGAGAGATAACTTGTTTGTCGCTGGTTCCATTCACAGCTTTTTCAATGCCTGGGATAACAACACTCTGCTCATAAGCCTTTACATACCAAGTAAGGGAGCGAGTATTATTAGTCGTGGAAGTATCAAATTGGTCAAGACCATCAAACGAACCACCAGTAGTAGAGTTGGCGATGCGAATAGGCTGTTTCATATTGACACCTTTCCAGTTTTTCACATTACTCATTACACGAGCAGTGAGAATATTGGAGTTATTCACAGCATCTACAATAGTAGGCATAATATCATTGTAGGTAATAGCTGTAACTCTTTCGCTAAATACTGCCATAGTATTTTTCCTTTCTTAATTTTATATAATAAAAGGCATACCCCTGGGCTAGGGTATGCCTGATACTTTAATCTTATCGCACTTATTCTATATTGTCAATAGTCTTTACAAAAAATTAGGCTTAAAGTATAATAGAGTAGTAACTAAAGGAGTTTTAATATGGACAAAAAGCCTATAATTCAGGAACTAGAAGATGGTCGCATTATAAAAGATGACGGTAAATCCTTCACGGAGCTAGTAAATGGGCAGTGGGTAGAGCCTACTTCTCCAGTTCCTCTAGATGACTTCCTAAAAGGTAAAACTCCTACCAATCTTTAGTAATAATACATATCATCATTAAAGCTTTCCAGATATTTCAAGTCTGGCCTTCCACCAAGCTTTTTCCACAAGTTATCCCAAAGCTCTTGGCTCTCTTTCACTTTAGCATCATAGATAGCCCTCTTAGCAGGGTCGGCATCTATTTCACTAGTGGTCCAGTTCCTAATCTCATCATAAATCTTATCGGAGGCTTTTTTAGTATTCCAAATCTCAGGGGTAGTGACTTGTATCTCATAGCCAAGTCCGTCATCATCTCTCCAAGTTAGGTGTAACCCAGTATATCCTAAATCAGTTTCTATAGCCTCTATATCAAGAGCAGTCCCTAGAGTATATTGCATATTTTCCAGCAAGCTAGTAATCTCATCTACCTCATTATTTAGGTTCTCAAGCATCACAGCCCCTCGCATATGGTCTTTCATATCCATCAGCCTATAATCTCTACCAGCAGACTTCTTTCTTTCTACTTTATTCACCATACTCTCTATAGACTTATTCCCACCACTTTTATACACAGCTTTATCACCATCAGCAGTAATCTTATCTGTGATATTTTTCATTATAGTATCTAGGTCTTTTTGTCTATTTTTAGCCTCAGCCCATATAGACTTAGCATCATTAGGGTCAAACTTCATATCTTTATTATATCTAGGTGAGAGTTGGTTCTTATCAAACACAATATAAGACTTTACACTTCGGCCTCCAGAGCCTTCATCATTCTCTATAATCGCACTATCATAGCCATTATTCACTAGAGTATTACGGATACCCTCTCTAGCTACTTCTCCATTATTATTTATAGCCCTAGTCCATTCTTCAGTTACTTTTTGCCAATCCTCCATAGCTTTTTGAGCTAAGGCTTTATTCTCAGGAGTAGGGTTATCCCAAGCTATCATAGCTAAATCGTGTTGCCTCTTTTCAGCCTCATCAGATAGTTTCTGATAGTAGTCATCAAGTTCTTTTCTTTTAGACATCAAGCCTTTAGCCCCTCTATCCCTCATAAATCTATCAAGGTCGGCCCTATCCTTAAAATAAGCAGGATTTTCCATCTTAGCATTCAAGGCAAGCTGGTTTTTACCCATTAGCCCAATATCTTCATCATTTTCTTTCAAGAATATGCCCTCAGGCATTCCACTATCACCAGACACACCACCTCTCCTATCTAAGGTCATATCTCCAAGACTGGTAGCAGAAGTCTGATGATATAGCTCAGGGATTTTCCCAGTATATTTATGGAGAGTGTCTATCTCTTTATCAGTAAATCTAACAGGTATCCTAGAAAAATCTTCAGCAAAATCACCAGAAGTCGTAACAGGGATATTCCTTTTAGGGATAAAATGCTGAGCTCTACTCACCGTATCAGAGCCTACCCCAGACCTCTCTATAGCCATATTCAGTTCATTCGCAATTTCATCATCAAGCTGGACTTCTTTAGGGTAGTATCCCCACTCATTTATATCATCTCCAGCGAACATCACCTCACTAGCAGGGACTTCTCTCTCCCAGAGCTGGTTATTAGGGCTATTCCCAATATGGTTATCGGCATATTCTTTAGTAAGCCCTACCCAGTCCCCATAGTTCATATCTTTAGGAGCTTGCCTATATATCTTCACCATCTTATCAGGCTGATTTTGGTATTTAGCTATAATCCTAGCACTTTGCTGAGCATCTGGACCAGTATTACCTAGCATAAGGAGGTTTCTAACCGTGCTAGCCTCATTATCCCCATATATCTTAGGCAAATAATCTGGGTCGGCCTCCATATTACTTAGAGGGAACTTAGTCTCACTATCTCCAACATACAGGTTAGGTCTATGCCCCATCTGGTATTCACCCTCTCCAATCTGCTCTAAAAATCTCTGGTAGCTTGGAGTTTTATCACCACCAAGTATAGGGGTCATAAAATCTTTTATTTTGCCTACCCCTTCATCAGTATCTAAAATACTTGTATTCAATATCCACTTATTAGCATTATTTTTAGCTAGCCCAAGAGTAGTAGCTTGGTTTAATAGAGAAGTCCCAGCTTTAGTAGCTAATTTAGGTGTGAGGCTAGACAGGGCAGAAGTTGCAGCTTTAGTAGCTAAATCATTTCCACCTACTTTTACTATCTCATTCCCTATATATTTAGCAAGTTCCCCAGCTAAAGCCATATGACCTCCTATTGAGCACCAGCTCCTTGTAAAATTTGTATCAACTGCTGATATTTCATCTTTGCAGCTTGCTCACTATCAGTAGTCTTAGGCAAGAGTTCCAAAGCTCTCTTCTGGTCGCCTTCAGACAAAGCACCAGTATCACCTAAGGCTTTAATAATCGTGCCTAGAGAGCCTGCAGCTCCACTATCATAAGCACTAACAGCAGGGTTATACCCACCACCAGTTATAGTATTCAAGAGTTGGGTTAATCTACCACCAATCGGCCCTTGAGCTTGGTAGTTGCTCATCAAGCCACTCAAAACATTAAGTGCAGCTTTTTGCTTAGAGGCTATACCAGAGCTATCAGAGCTATCTTTCTTAGAGTTATTATATCTCTCAACTTTATCATCTAGCATACCCATCATATTAGCGATAAGCTTTGCAGCATCACTATCACCAGCCATCAATGCAGCAGTATATCCAGCCTCAAGTTGGTCATAAGTATATCCACCTATAGTTAATTCAGAGTAAGGGTCAATCTCAGGCTCAGTAGCAGTTTCAGGGCTATAGCTCATAGCAGTAAAGTCATTAGCACCACCAGTAGAGCCTCCACCTGCCCCCCCTAGCATCATACCACCAAGCACACCAGCACCTACTAGACCAGCACTTTTAGCTCTCCCTAGCAACTTTCCAAGAGTTCCAGCCTCTCCACCTCCAGCAGGAGTAAAGTTTATAGAGTTCTCAGCACCATTACCACCATAAGGAGGAACAGAGCCACCAGAGCCATTACCACCAGCTCCCCCACCACCGTATGCTTGTCTTTCATAATACTTTTCCTTAAACTTCTCAGCTCCAGAGGTAAATGGGTTAGTAGCACCAGTATCTACACCGAATACATTCAGAGTTGGCCCCTCTTTAATCTTATTACCAGCTAGGTCGTTAATAGCAATCCAGTCAGACTGGTCTTTTCTTAGGTCAGAGAACTTAAAGTCAGACTTACCAGCTAGTTTTCTCAAGTAAGCAGGGTCTTCGCCATTCCTTGCAGCATCTTCAATCAGGGAAGTCTTATAATCAACATTTATATTATCCATAGTGTTATCAATTATATCTCTAACAGCCTCAGCCTCCTTCTCACAGGCATTACCAGCCATCTTAGTCAAGGCATCTTTACTATCACTCCAGTTATAAGCATAATCACGGAGAGTTTTATAAATATCCTCAGCTTGGGTAGGTGTAACCACACCTTTACCACCTAGCATATCATCTAGACCAAGCCCCAGCTCAGCTAGTTTTCTCTTTTGGGTAGCACTTAAACCAATCGTATTATCTATATTAGATAAGTCCATAGTAACACCATTAGCCTCAGCATATTGAAGTCCTTGCTGTTTAATATCCTCACGGAGGGAGAGTGCAGATTGGGCTTTATCAGCTACATTAGCTTGGTCAATCTTCTCAGCTCGTATTCTCTCGGCTACGGTCTTATAATGCCCATCTATAGAGCCAGACTTACCTACTAGACCCTTATACTGCTTAGCATTAGCATTCATACTCTTAGCAGTCATATCATCAAGCTTACGGATAGCTCTCTGCTGTTTGGTAGAACCAGTAGCACTACTCTGGAGAGGGACATTAGTAGTTTTGCCTTCTTTTAGCTTTACATTAAAGCCTTCAGAGCCTGGCAGTTCCGTTGCCATTCCACCACCACCATTATTACCCATTCCAGCTCCAGAACCACCTGTAGAGCCGATTTGAGAACGAAGTTCAGCTATTTGGTTAGCTAGTTCAGTATTAGTAGTCTTAGGAGTTTCAGCTACAGCCTCTTCTACACCTAAAGTAGCAGTAGGCTTTTCAATCTTAGCCTCTCTATTGCCAAGAGCAACATCTATAGTCTTTTTACGAGTTCTTGGTTTTGACACCTCAATCTTTGTCTCTTTAGGAGTAGTATCTTGGTCAATAAGCCTAAGCTGGTCTTTAGACACAAAATCTTCAGGCTCAAGGGTAACACCACCAGCAGTTTCATCAGAGAGCTGGTCTTTTATTCCTCTAAGCAAATCCTGTTTTTCTTCATAGGTAAGAGGTTTCCCAGTAAGCTCATAGTTTCTAGTAGTCCCAGCCCCAGAGCCAAATTTGTCAGTTCCGTGTGCAACTTTAAGCTTTCCCTCTTTTATCATCTTGTTAATTTCTGGGTAATCAGCAGGTATCATAGCCTCAGGGTTAGTTCCAACCATATGGTTAGCTCCTGGGTATAAGTCCTTTACCTTAGAACCCTTTAGCTCTCTATCAGAGAACCACATATTATCAGGTTCTCCAGCTAAATCTTCAATAATCTGGTTATTTCTAGATGCAGCCTCAGCAATCTCTTGCTGTGCAGTTTTAGCTAGAGGGGTGTCAGCGTATTTCTCAGCTAGGTTAATAGCCACAGGTTTCTCAGCATTAGGGAGAATAAGACCAGAGGAACGGCCTATAATACCATCAAGGGTAGAGCCAGAACCCTTAGCTAGCTTTCCACCTAAAAGACCACTAAGCCCACTCGTAGCATATTTTGTAAGGGCTTTATTTGCAGCTTTCTCAGTAGCTTTAGTTAAAGCTTTAGTAGTAGCTTTTTCAATGGCCTTCTCAGACCCTTTAGATAAGGCACTCTGACCTAGTTTCATTAAAGCATTAGTTACTGCCATTTTTATTGTCCTCCTCCATAGATATAATTATAAAGCTCTTGTAGCTCCTCATCAGACAGGTCATTATTATTCTGGTTATTATTACCTAAAAGCTTTGCCAAGAGTAGCCCACCACCAGCACCAGCCATAACTTTGCCCTTCTTAGTCTTAAGTAGGTTAGACACCTTAGTCCCAGCTTTAGTATTAGCCAAATCTTTACCCATATTAGGGATATTAGAACCAAACGATTTTAGTCTTTCCATCTTAGTCAATGGAGTTGTAGTGGTAGTAGTAGAATTAGGGATACCATTTTTTAAGAAGTCCGAAAGCAGGTCTTTACTATTCTTCAAAGAAGTAGTAGCATCATTAGCCCCATTAGAGGCAACATTCTTTATCCCACTTCTAAACATATCCTTGAGAGTGCCTTCATCAAGGTTATCTAAGCTCACTCTGGATAGGTCAAGACCTTGAGTAGTAGGTAAGTTAGTAGCTACATCAGAATATCTAGCACCAGTAGCATTATTTTTCAGGTTATTCAGAGCCTCCTGGTATGGAGTAGCATCTCCAGCAGTAGTAATAGTCTCAGTTTTAGTAGCAGGAGCATATTTATTCCAAGCTTTACTCAATCCATAACCTAATCCAGCAACACCACCACCTACACCAGCACCAATGCCAGTATTCAAGGCTAGCTGGCCTAAATCAAAGTTCTTAGCACCCATCTCATTCAAGCCACCAGTCAATCCATAGCCAGCACCAAGTAAAGCACCTTTACCGATAGTTTTACCTAGAGTTTTAGCACCAGCAGTAGCTCCAGAGGCAGTCCCTAAAGTGGCTAAATCTAGAGCAGTTTCACCTAAAGCACCTACATCAGAGAGCCAGTCTCTTTTCCCATTTTGCCACTTAGATAGACCTCCTTCAGCTAAATCTTTACCAGCAGATACTACTTGAGCTGGGGCAGATAGTAAATCCCCAAGTATAGGGACACCAGAAAATAGACCTTTGCCAGCATCAAGCTGTGCTATCCTACCTTTATTATATTCAGAGCCAGCATTTCTTAGCTCACCCATAGAAGAGTTACCAAAGTAACCAGCATTCCCATACTGGTCAGTTTCATCAGTTATACCTCTATTCTTTAGGAAGTCTCCCTTACTCCAGCCCCCACCAGAGAGACCATTCCCCAGCCAGTTCAGAAAGTTACCACCAAAAGAGTAGTTTTTATCATAGTCATCTTCCAGTTGTTTTTTATAGTTTTGGTAGTTTTTAGAGTTTTCAGAGCCAACAAAAGCACTAAACTCATCATTATTCCAAAGGCTTTTTCCTAGTCCTTCCATAGTCCCTGCCATAATCTACCTCCCTATATAGTTTAGGTAATTTTGATATACCGAGCCATCATAGATATTCTGCAAGGCTCTATAGTCATTATTTCTCAAAGCATCTTGGTAGTTATTAGCTAGTCTTTGAGCAAGGGCTTTATTCTCACCATAGCTAGCCTCAGGGGTATAGTGTTTCAAGTTCTCTTCACTATTCACATAATCAAGGAAGGTAGGAGTTTTATTAGCCTCTTGCTGTTTAAGATATTGCTGTAACCTTAGCCCAGCATCTGCAGCATATTTTTCTGCAGCAATCTTAGCATTATTTCTAGCAGTCTCTTGGTCTTGGGCATATCTAGAAGTCTCAGCTTGTAAGTTCTGAGCCCAAGCCTCAAGTTCTTGTTGCATATGCCTATATTCATCTTCATACATATCACCATAAATAGAACGCATAATTTGCCTCTCACTCAGGAGCTGGTTATATAGCTCATTAGCATAGTTCATCTGAGTCTGGAGGTTAGTCATAGCTTGGGAGACATTAGTGGTCTCATCATTTCTCAAATTACCAGCAAGGTCTCTAGCAGAGGCTAAAGCAGTCTGGTATTGGCTTAAGTCCCCAGCATTTTGCCTAGTCTGGTAGTCAAGAGTATTCTGGAACTTAGTCATCTGGTTACCAAGTGCAGCATTCCTCTGGTTAGCATTAAGCACTACATTAGAACCAGCATTTATAGAGCTAGGGAGATTATTCATAGCAGATTGGGTCGCATTCACACTAGCCAAGCTCTTCTGGTATTGAGCCTTAGCATCATCTACCCCTTCTTCTCCTTTAGCCTGCTGGTATAGTTCTCCATATCCTTTTTGGTTTTTATAGGCATCATCATAGGCAGTCTGGGCATTACTAACTTGGCCAGTCTGGTTACCATACTCATTTTGCTTACCAGATATAACACCTTTTTGCTCGTTAATCTGGTCTATAAAGTTATGGCCACTCTCGGCTGAGCCATTAGCAGTCCAGTCGCTTACAGGTTTAGAGCCAAAGTATTGTGTATAAGCCATCTTTTTTCCTTTCTTTTCCACGACTGGAGGTCTATGTGGTTATCTATAATTATTATATCGCATTTTTAATAAAAAACAAAATTATCTAGAAACCAAGTATGCCAACCTCCCTATTATTCCACCAGCATTCACTACCTCAGCAGTTTTCTTAGCTTTTTGCTGGCTAAAATGTAAATCAACTAGGGAATTAGCAAGCTGTTGCTTATAATAAGCACTCCTCGCAGCTCTATCTGCCTCAGATTTTCTCAGCTCAGCTTGCATCTCTACTAGCTCAGTATTTATAGCTTGGATATACCTATCCAGTGCAGCACTCATATTATTAAACCACACCTGCTGGGCATTCTGATATTGCTGATGTTGCCAGCTCCTATAATCACTCTCTAAGTTACTCTTCTCCACCTTAGCTTGGGTCAAGTTCTTCTCAGCTTGCATATACCTATCTATTGCTATATTAAAGGCATTATTATAATCACCCAGCTTTCCCCATTGGCTAGCCATCTCAGCTTGAGCATATGCAGCTTGATTTTCTCTAGCATTTTTCCAGACCTCTTCATAAGCAGAACTTCTAGCCAAAAGGTTATCTCTATAAGACATAGCCTTATCAGATAGGGCATTATACCTAGCCTCCCTCTGGCTTTGGGTCAAAACTCGGTTAGATGCTGCGTTAATGGAGCTAGGGAGGGCAGAGAGAGTGCTTTCAGCTAGAGCTAGAGCCTTCTTGCTTTCTTCATAATTACCCTGAGCCTCCTTCACCCCAAACTCATTCTCAGCACTCTTATAAACATCTCCATAGGAACTCATATTACCATAGAAGGCATTATATTCATCTTGCTTTTGGCCAGTTGCAGACCAGCTCTTATCCTTCTCAGCCACCAGATTATCTATATTCTTTTGAGCCTCATTTATCCTATCCACAAAGCTCTGGTTATAGTAACTCTCAGCCTTAGGAGGCTGGTTATTCATATAATACTGGTATTGGCTATCCCAATAGGCACTACTACTCATACTAAGTCCTCCATACTATATGGGCATAGATAAATCGTAACATCAAAATCCGAGCCAGCATAATCAATGATGCCCTGCATTCTAGCTCTTAAATCCCATACCGTAGTGCTACCATTATTATAGTAGTCTCTCTTATACACATCACTCCAGTAATAATACCTATACAGATAAACATTATTA